AAAACGTCTACACCGAAGAAACAAGCTATGACAATGAGTACATCATCATCTAAAGTCCACGTTGTGAACTTCAGTTCCTACACCACACCTGTTGTTAAAGAGGTGCAGGGTAAGGACTATGTAGAATACGGAGACAACAACGACTACTTCGGCTATCTGATTGACAGGTACAACGGCTCACCCACGAACAACGCCATCCTCAACTCCTTGATGGATATGACCTTTGGTAAGGGCTTGGATGCAACCGACTCTGCCAAGAAGCCGAGCGAGTACGCAGCGATGCGTGGCCTGTTCACGAAAGCCTGCTTGCAGAAGGTGGTTGCTGACTATGTGATGATGGGTCAATGCAGTATGCAGGTCGTGTACTCCCAAGACCACAACACCATCGTAGAGGTGCAGCACATCCCCGTAGAGACGTTACGAGCCGCAAGGTGCAACGAAGATGGAGAGATTGAGGCGTACTACTACGCAAAGGATTGGGAAGATGTAAAAGGCAGGAGAGAGACACCCGTGCGCATCCCTGCATTTGGCAAGAGCCGTGAGGGTTTGGAGATACTTTACATCAAGCCCTACCGAGCAGGATTCTACTACTACTCACCCGTTGACTATCAAGGTGGCCTGCCATACGCAGAGCTTGAGGAGGAGATTGCAAACTACCACATCAACAACATTCAGAACGGCCTTGCGCCTTCAATGCTTATTAACTTCAACAACGGAGTCCCAAGTGAGGAGGAGCGCAGGAGCATAGAGCAGCAGATAGCCACGAAGTTTAGCGGAAGTTCAAACTCGGGCAAGTTTATTCTTGCGTTTAACGATAACAAAGACCTTGCAGCAACGGTTGACCCCGTTCAGTTATCGGATGCCGCAGAGCAGTACCAATTCTTGAGTGCTGAAGCCACGCAGAAGATAATGGTCTCGCATCGTATCGTAAGCCCTATGCTTTTGGGCATCAAGGACAATTCGGGATTAGGCAATAACGCTGATGAGCTGAAGACCGCTTCCACGCTTTTGGATAACCTTGTTATTCGACCCAAGCAGGAGATTATCATTGACGGCATAGATATGATTCTTGCGTACAACGACATCAGCCTAAACCTATACTTTAAGACCCTTCAGCCTTTGGAGTTTACTGAAGACGTAGTTACGCCTATGGATATGGAGACTCGTGAGGAGGAGACAGGCGTGAAACTTGCCAAGCAAGACAATCGCCCCTTCCTGCGTGATGAGCTTGCAGCAGAGTTGCTAATGAACATTGAAAGTCTTGGCGAAAGCGAGGAGGAGCTGATGCAGGACTTTGACCTAATCACGGCTGACATCGTTGAGGATGAAGGAGCAGAATACGATGTAGAGGCATACCTTAACTCACGCACCGACCTTGCAGCGCAACAGGAGAGCGAGCAAGACACGGAGCGTTACAAGGTTCGCTACTTCTACGCAGTAGGAACTAAAAAAGACCCAAAGGGTGAAAGCCGTTTGCTATGCCGCACGTTGATAGGTGCTAAAAGGGTTTACCGCAAGGAGGATGTAGAGGCATTGAGTTCAAAGGGTGGAGCAGAAGCACAGGGTGAAAGGTATAGCGTGTGGCTTTACAAAGGCGGTGCTAACTGCCACCATCGTTGGGAGCGTAGAATCTACCGCAAGAAGCTAACTAAAGAGGGCAAGATTTACGGGGGAGGCTCTTTGAACGGCACGGATATTATCAACGTGAACCAAGCCATTCGTATGGGATTCCGACCTGAGAAGAATGACCCGATGGTTGCTATCGCCCCTATTGAAACACCAACAAAAGGATATAAAAATTAAGATATGGCAACGGCATTATGGATTAAACGAGAGGACTTGGTTCGCAACACCGCGATTGGCGGTAACGTGGACACGGACAAGTTTATTCAGTTCATCAAGATAGCACAGGAGATACACATCCAAAACTATACAGGCACGAAGTTGTATGATAAAATCAGCAACGACATCATCGCCAATACTCTTGCTAATCCTTACTTGGCGTTGGTCAACGACTACCTTCAGCCGATGTTGATTCACTACGCGATGGTGGAGTACTTGCCTTTTGCTGCTTATACCATCGGCAATGGTGGGGTGTTCAAGCACAACTCCGAGAATAGCACAACGGCAGAAAAGATTGAGGTTGACTATTTGGTAGGCAAGGCACGGGACTTGGCGCAGTACTACACCGACAGGTTTATAACTTATATGAGCTACAACCAAGCCTCATTCCCCGAATACAATAGCAACAACAACGCTGACGTTTACCCCGATACTGACTCTAACTTTTCATCTTGGGTACTTTAGATATGAAGAAACAGACGTACACTCCGAAGCGTAGCAACATTGTGAAGTTAAAGAGTTATTTAGACAATGGGAGTTCAAGGCGATTGGGGACAAGGAGCAGCAAACAATGACATCTATTGGGGTCAAGCAGCAGCGACAAACGATATCTCTTGGGGTATGGTTCAGCCATTGTCTTATGGTCATCCTACTACAAACTTATACGGCAACAACGAGCAAGGTGCTTGGCAGTTGATAGAAGAAATTTGGAATACTTGGTCAACAACTTGGAATAATTAGAAATGGGAACAACACTTACGGGGACAACCCCACAGGACACATACGATAGCCTTATTAAGGTTACGGACAATGGGCCATTAAGCGCAACGGGTAAATACCTATCTGATGGCTTGGGTAATGATTCGGCTCTTGCTTTGTCAACTACAAAGGTGGGTATCAATACAAGTAGCCCCGAGGCCAATCTTCACATTAGTGGCGATGCTGCCAATCGTGCAGTTTTGCGTTTGGCTTCTACGGCTGCAAACCGCTTGGCTGCGGTCACCTTTTATGGTAACAATGTTGAGAGCGCGGTAATTGGTTACGAAGGCGGTTCTGAAATTATTAGCGGAGGCGTTCAAGGTGATTTAGTTATTCGCAACGTCTTGGCGGGTAAGGATATTATTCTTGACACCAACGCAGGCAACGTAGGCATCGGCATTTCTGCTCCTACGGCTAAATTGCATTCGCTTTCTGCTTCTTCTGACTATGCAATTACTGCGGAGAACACTTTAGTAGGTCAGCAGAACTTTCTTTTGTTTCGTGCAGGTGCAAACATTGGAGATATCAACCGACCAAGCGGAACTAATGATGTTAGACTAAATGCCAACTTCGGTTCGTTTGTTTTTGGAACTGACTCCGCAGGAAGCCCCGCAGAGCGTTTCCGTATCACTAACAACGGAGTAACCTTCAACGGGGACACCGCAGCAGCCAACGCCCTTGATGACTACGAAGAAGGCACTTGGACACCCGTTCTTCGTGGTTCTTCAACTGCGGGAACTTATGAGCTTTCAACTGCAAGTGGAAATTACACTAAAATTGGTCGTCAAGTATCGGTTAATTGTAGAATCACATTAGCAGCAAGTATAACGGGTGGCGGGAGTGGCTATGCTCAAATCACGGGATTGCCATTTAATAATGGTTCAGTAAGTATCGGATGCTTAAGGTTTGCGGGTGTTGATTTTGTGGGAAATTTTGTTAATGTTAGCTTTATAGCTGCAAGCGGTGTATCTATTGTATATTTTCCTGAAAGCGTGGACAATGCACCTACTAATGATTTGGATATATCGGGTTTTGTAGCATCTGACACCGTTGATTTTTCCATCACCTACTTCGTATAACAACTAAAACTAAACAAAATGATTGAAGAAGTAATCTACATCAGCGAATTCAACGTCAAACTTGACGGAACTATCGCAGTCCGCAAAACCACAGACGTTACTAAAGACGGAGCCGTAATCGCTTCATCTTATTGGCGCGTGGTGCTTGCAGTTAACGACCCTGCTGCCGATGAGGTATTGGGAGTTGATGGCTACTACCGCACCCTTGCCAACGATGCTTGGGCAATGATTCCAACGCCCGTAGTGGTTGAGGAAGCAGCAGCCGAGTAAATGGAACACCTACAACAACGGCTTGATGCATTAAAGCAGCAAGAGGCGAATCTACTAATGCAATTAGATGAGGTTCGGGTCTTGGTATCTGCCTACGAGAACACCCTTAACAAAGATGACAAAGGAGTCGGCTGATAGCGTTATCACGTCTTGGTCTTTAACGGGAGCAGGACTTCTCGTAAGCTACGCCCATCAAGCGTTGGGTTTAGCCGTACTTGTAACCTCACTTGCGTACACTCTTTGGAAGTGGCGAAGGGACTACAAGAAGGACAAAGGTGCTAATTGAGCGCATCTTCGGTAACCCGAAGACTACTCTACTTGGGCTGATAATCATCGGCCTTTGTTTTGTGCTTGTGTTTTACGAGAAGGCCACGCTCACGGAGGTTAGTGCGTTTATGATGGGTGCATTCGCCCTTATGTTTTTGAAAGACCCTAAAGATGGCAAAGCAACAGGCGGTAAGCCAAAGAATAAGTAAGAGCAAGAAGCGAGGCAAGCATTCCAAGAGTGCATCTGCTAATAAGGCGAGTAAAAACTACTCCAAGCCCTACAAGTCACAGGGTCGTTAAAATGTGCATTAAGGCGCACTTTACCTGTTAATGTACGTTTTAATGTACATTATGACTACAAATTGTGCAATTAAATATACATTAAGCACTATGCAGAAAGTGCAAAGTGTAAACTCAAATGCGCATAATGTGTAAAACCGACAACTTTTGATATTGAAAACGTGACCAAGAACTTTACCCTCGCAGAACTGACTGCTACAAAAACAGGGCTTCCTAACGCTTTACCCAAGCATTTAGAACCCAACCTCCGTGCGCTTGCAGAAAACGTCTTACAACCCACAAGAGACGCATTAGGTGCGGTGAAAGTGACGAGTGCATACCGCAGCCCTGCGGTGAATAGCAAAGTAGGGGGAGCAAAGACCTCGCAGCACGTTCAAGCGCAAGCGGCTGACCTCAAGTGCGAAGCAGGCAATGATGTGTTGTTCCATTGGATAAAGGACAATTTAGACTTTGACCAACTCATTTGGGAATTTGGCAATGATACTGCGCCATCGTGGGTTCACGTTAGTTACTCAAGTAGCAAGAACCGAAAACAAATCCTAAAAGCAGTAAAGCACAATGGCAAAACTAAATACCT